ACGGAGGCCGAAACGGTGTTCAGGAACACGATTGCAGCATTAGATGCCACCGAGTTTGCAACGCAGTTTTGATACTGGACTTCAGCATCAGTACCGCCTTGGCCAGTAATCAGCGGGGGGCTGATAACCATGGTGGTGGCATTCACCACGCTGATGACCCGGAAGGTCTTCAGTTGGCCCGTATCGCCCTTGGTAATGTGATGCACCGCGCTAATACCGGCAACAGTGAATGCATCGCCGGCGGCCACGCTGCCGGTGCTAGAGATGGTAATCGTTTGGAAACGATTATCAACGTTCGATGTTTCACCAGTTACCGATACTGCGGTAGCGCGTGGCACATAGTAGTTAAGAGCCGAGGCGCGGGTATCGATGGTCAGGCCAGCACCACCAGCAGCAGCAGCCTTGCGATTGGCGTAGTCAAATTTGTAGGTAGAGAAGGAAGCCAACTCACCCACAAAAGCCTTGCGCAAAGCCTTGTCGCTGATCTCGTTTCCGAACGAACGTGAAGCCTTTGAAAGATCGTTAGCCATGCCGTTATAGTCACGGGTAGACAAGGCCAGGAAACGATCATAAGAAGGAACGCCCTGTTCGTTCATGATGGCTTCGCACTGGGCGACATCATCAAAGCCCGAGGCGGCTGCGGTACGCTTAACAACCAGCGTACCTTGGTTTGCTGCCACGTTCATAATGGCCACGTTGATATCACTGGCAAGCTTTTGCTTAGCAGCGTCACCGAGGCGATTCTCTTGCAGCGTGTCACGCAACTCAGTTGCATTCATGACCCAGGGCACGACTTTAGAAAAGCCAATGGTTGCAGGCACTGATAGCTGGGTGAAGTCATCAAAGTTGGACGACATATCGGTACCGTTATAGCTGGTAGCGATATAGGGCTGGGGGCGCCAAATAACGTTGTTGCTACGCTCCATCATCGTTTGGTCAGTAGTGTACACAGCTACGTTTTTGCTCAAAACGAGTGCATCTTGAAAACCCTCGAGGATGTCTTCAAACGCAACGCGCTCTTCTTTACTGAATGAATTTGCCATGATTAATATTCCAAAGTAAAAAGTAAATTATTTAGATGCTGCTTGTTTCTGCTTTTTGTACTGAATGACTTTCGTCATGTTGCCAGTCCGCGAAGCTTCTTCGCGCAGCCGTTCAAGTGTTGAATCAACGGAGCCGGAAGATCGTCCGGTGCCAGACACAACACGCTCAGGGGGTGGTGCGGACTTACGGTTGGTGACTTTCAAATCTTTCTCCAGTTTGGCAACCGCAAACGCGAACTTTACGGGGTCTGTGATCTCGGACAACTCCTTAGCCTTCTTCAAGTTCTTACCGAGTGCGTAAACGATCAAAGCTGGGTTATCTGCCCCTTGGAGAACGATCCCTTGCTGGGTAATGCTCAAGAGTTCCTGAGCAACAAGTTCAGCTTCTTCAAAGTTCTTAACCTTTAGCTCTGCCTTTGCTTTGCTGTAACCATCAAGTTTAGATTGCCAAGCCTTCTGCTGATTTACTGCCTCAGCTTCTTGCTTAGCTACTACATCATCCACTTGACGTTTCTTGTCAAACCAAGCTGCCAGTGCAGACTCGAATTGGTCCACGTCATAATCGTGATCTTCAAGCTTTGGTTTAGCCCCCAGCGAAACTGGCTTAGTCTCAGTCTGCGCTGTGGTTTGCAACCTGCTATGAAGTTCCCGATTTTGTTTTTGCAATTCCCTATTCGTCTTACGCAACTCTCGAACCCATTCAGGCGCGGGAGATTCTTCCTCGGGCGGTGGCGCTTCCTCCCCAATAGATACGATGACCTCATCCGATTCGTCATCATTTGCTTCAGGCTCATCTGACTTGAATTCATCATTAACGGTACTGCTATCGTCAATGGTTTCTTCTTGCTCAGAATTCTCATTTACAAATGATTCATCTTCAAACTGGTTATCTTCTCCGACTGCCGTTTTGTTCATCATCAGACCCTATCAAACTCACCCATTGAGCGGCTGGGTGGTTGCCGTTACTTAATAATACATTATTCCATCGGTTGCTGTGTATTCAAGCCACCCATCAGCTTCTGCACAGCCTCGGCATTGGCTAAATCTGTCTTGCTCATGACCTCAACAGTTTGAGCATTCTTGAGTTCAGCCGATGCAATTGTTTCAACAGTATCGGCCCGTGCCTTCGCCGCTTTTGCCGTGGCTTCCTCTGCTGCTGCCTGTAGATACATAGCATTAGGGTCTTGTGGCGTACCTTCCATTTCGGCCATAAGCTGCTCTCTCTCTTTGTCAGTAGGCTCGACAACACCCATGCGAAGCAGCTTCTTGCGGAAGTATTTATTCGCGTCTGAGATTCCCTCGCCTTCCATGTTCATCATCGCCATAGCGCCGAGCACCTGCATAGTGTCGGGGTCTTGCGTGATTTGGAGCATGCCAGTCAAGGCCCTGACGGTCGCGGCCTTCTTGCTTGAGCTTGATGGGCCAACGTCCACAGCTACGTCAAACGAGGCTGCACTAAGATCGTTTTCAGTGACAACAGCGCCATTCTCCGAATCAATCATCGGCTTCATAAGATCGACGGAATCTGTTTCGCCACTTTGCGCAACGACCTTCATACTCCGTTTGTTTTCTGTGTAGATTTCCTTCGCCATTGAGAGCCATATCTCTCCGCAGCGCTTCATGCCCTTCGCAAAGTTGCTCATGTAGATAAACGTCTGCATGTCCACGCGCTGCTGGATCATCTCAACAGCCTTACCAGATACTCCGCTGACCATCTTGTCGGCACCCTGAGGGTTACCGAGGATGTCTTGCATATCCGTTTCTGTGATCTGCAACAGTGCAGCCATAGCTGGCGGGATCTGTGGGCTCTTTGTGTATGCAACAGGCCCACTTAACGACATATTGCCGTTTTGGTCAGTTACTGGGTTAATCAGGAGATATGGATAATCTTTGATGTTATCTTCTGCCCACATTATCTGGTGCCCTGCAACTTGCTCAGGGCTAAGGATGGGCTTCTCAACAGAAGATAGTGCGCTTATCTCGCCCAGCTTAGATAGCTGCATGTTCTTGAGGCGCTGAGCATCCTTCGCCAGTCGCACGTGGCCCATGCAACGCTCTACGTTGTCCACAAACCATCGCTTGCCATACACCGGCACGATGGGTATGCACTTGCCTGCAATGTATCCAGCGTCTTCAAGAACCCGGCCTCCAGACAAAATATATTTGTGGATTCGTTTGCTCTTGATCTTCTTCTGACGAACCTCTTTACTCCCAACGGCAAGCAGGGTTTCCTCGAGGGTATCATCATTTTCAAAGTCTGATTCATTGTATCGTTCTTCATCGCCTGCAATGGTTTGGAAGATGCGAATGGTTTCAGACTTCTCCTCGACTTTGTAATACTCGGCCACATATACAACATCAGGCGTACACCAATCGAACTCATATTGGTGAATAACCTTAGGCCAGTCGGTCGGGTTATCTTCCCAGGTATCTTTGTATGCTTGGCGGGTCATGCTGGTAACGACAAAGCAGAACTTAGCGTCTGACTTGTCTTGACGTTTCGCGCCGAGGTCAAAGAATACAGAGCTATCAGCGTCGAAGATGGGCTCGATACGAATGCGCTGGCGCTCATCTTCTGGGTCTTCTTCATCTTCGTATGCTGTGCGAAGCCGCCAGGCTCCAAAGCCGCCCCCGACAGCCTCCTCAAAAGCATTGTCATAAGCTTCAGTAGCGACTGAGTCTTGCTCATCAGCACGGTATAGGCCGTCACATACGTCGGCTAGCTTATCGTCGGCCTTGCCATCTTTGGAAACGAAGTCAACAGTAATACGGTTGTTTCTGTATTCATTCACAACTCGAATGACAGACAAGTGGATCTTGTTTACTTCAAACTTAGGCTTATTCTCGAATTGATCTTCGAGCGGGCCTTCCCATTGTGCGCCACAAATAGAATAGAACCTTCGATCTTGCAGGCACAAAAGCCGCTCATCTCGGAGTGCGCTTTGCACATCGTCAAACTGCGCGAGAGCATCCGCATGAAGATTTGATAGTTTCTGACTGTTTGAAAGCCTAGCCATGTTTGATCCCTTGGTTCGTTCGGATTCTACCAGCGCTTGACATTGGCGATAGGGGTGAATGTCTGGGGTTTGGATATGCTAGCCCGGCGCACGGCTTCGCAAGCATATCTGAGCGCATCGATAACGTGATTCTTCTTATCTTCAAGCACGGGCAGAATCTTGCCAGTAAGCGGGTCAGTTTTGTAGCTGTAGAGTGTGAGCTCGTCAATAGTGTGGATGCATCGAGGATGAACGACGATATCGTAATTCTTCAAGAACTCGATACCTTCCTCGACTGAGCGCGGCCCTTTGACTGCCGTCATGATCTTCGGGAAGCCGTTCTTCTTCATGTGGGAGATGGTTTCAGGCCTGGCAGAATCGGCCACGATAGGCCACTTTTCGGATTCGGGGACAGTCATGAATAGGTCCGGAGTATTCACAATTTCGCAACCCACCATGTAGGCTTCATAGTCAATGTACAGCGTGCGGCCGATGATATGGCAGCGCACCAATGTAGTTGGATCGACTGCAAACCCCCAGTCAGCGCCGAGGCGGTGTACGGCGTCAGCGGGTGCCTCAAACTCCTCGATCTTCCAATTCTTGAAGACGCGGGTATTGCTGTTGGTGAGGTAGCTGCCCATCCAGACGTGGCTATATTTGTCCGGGTCACGCCGCTTGTCGTATTCCATCTCGTCGCGCAGGACGTCGGGAAACCAGGGGTTATCTGTGAAGTTGACAACTTTCTTGACCGTGCGAGGTGGGCAAGAATCGCCAAACAGGGCATCAACTGGGTCGGTTACGTGCTTTGGATTCCACGAAAAATAAAGTTGACTGCCGGGCTTTCTGATTGTTGGCGTCAAAACATCAAGCGATGCTTGACTGACATTTTGAGCCTCTTCCACCCAGCAAACATCCAAACCTTCCATAGATTTGACCGAATCAATGTTCGATCTCAAGCCGGAGAATAAAAACAGCGAACCGTTAGCGCCTCTTATTTCCGTGTCGGTGCTGACGAACAAAGAGCCAAGTCCAAGGCGCTCAATTTCATCATCGAGCAAACGCTTTACAGAATCTCGAATTGACTTTTGAATTTCACGGGCGCACATCACGCGAAGTGGCTTTTGCACCGATCTAAGAATCAGCGCCGACGCAATTGATCGAGACTTTCCAGAACCTCGGCCACCTTTAATTGCAAAGTAGCGGGCGCCTTCGTCAAAGAGACAATTTGACCACTCAGGCAATTGAGCTTGCATTTGACTTAGCTTGGTTTGACAAAGTTGACCGTGATCCCCATGGCAAGTGGCGATTTTTCATCCCCTGACAGCTCCAACTTATCGCCGTACTTCTTTGGCGCTAGTTTAGATGCCCGCCACTGGCGCGCCCATATCCGCAACTTGACGACCTGCCAATCTTCCGGTGTCGCCATATCGGCCATGCGAATGCATTCGTCCGCCTCTCGCTCCTGCTGCGCGGCTCTAGCGGATGAGATGGCGCTTCGAAATGCCTCGTCTTTCGCCATTTGCCTATAGATGCTTGCCTCTCCTGGACACCAGCTTTCCGTTTCGGCGATTTCGTGTATCGCCCGTCCCCCGGCGATTTCGTCGCAGAGTTGAGCAATCAAGGCGTCGTCCCACACTATTGCATTTGGCATCATTCTGCCCTTTCAGGAATGGTTGCAAATATGCCAAACAAGTCTGGCCTACACAATATCGCACGCGATAGCTCAATCAACCGCCTTTCGGCTTCAGGACAATTGTCTGATTTTTCGCTCATTTGATGCAGCCGGTTGTTTCATGACCTGATCGTATCATTTTGTAAACAATGACAAAAAAAAGATGATATCTAAGGGTTTGTACTAGTGTTCTTTTGTAAAAGGATTGTTTACATTGGAGTCACTGCGGAACACGAATCAACGGACCTCGCAGCAACTAACCAGGAGATAGCAACATGGAAAAAACAAGAGAGCTGCAAGTTCGCCAATCTGCCGCGACACACCTGAGCGGTATTTCAGCCCGGCAAAACGCGGCAGCTATTGAGTTGCTGCTTACCGAAATAGCATATGAGGAAATCGTGCGCCGCTTTGGTGCGGATGAAATTGATCGCTGCAACAGTCTTTCAGCCTAACCACCCAGGGGCTCCGGCCCCAGCAATTAACCATCATGAATACGTCGTACGTTAGCATCACGAACCCTCGAGCGAGGCTTCCTGCGGTCATCAAAGTATGGGCTAAGGGCCCGGATGACTACAGAGTGTGCATTGAGGGTGTCGGAGAGCACTCAAGAGTAGCAAAGCTAGACCGCGCAGTGAAGAGTGCGCAGTGGCTAGCGAGTCTTGATGATGCTGACTTTGGGTACGAAATATTGATGACTCTCGACGCAAGCAGTAAGGAATTATCATGCGCAACCCCAACGAATTCTGGCAAGAAGTAGCTTTTGCATTAATCTTCGGCTCATCTGGCGGATACATTTTAGCCCTTATTTTATGAGAAGAATTATGTGCCAAACGATCCTCTCTCACCTGATGTGCCTCCTTGATGCACGCAACCCGCTTGATTTAGCCATCCGAATGACTGCCGCAAAATTCAATCTTAGTCAAGCGTATGTAGAGCAACTATTCAAAAAGAGTCTGTAATGTGCCCGTTATGCAAATGTCCCGCGAAAGTCCTCGAGACGCGCCAATCTAAAAAACACGGCGGCATCCGTCGCCGCCTTCGATGCAAAACCTGTCTTTACCGTTTTACCCTCATCAACGAAGCCTATAAAGGAAAATCATGAAACTCTCTAACATACTCGCAGCATTAGTATTCGCCGTCTCATCTTCAGCTTATGCCGACAGCTGGACCGGCCCGGACAAAGTTATGCATTTCGCTGGTGGCGCAGTAATTGGAGCCGCTGTAACTATGTACACCGATAAGCCGATATATGGCATCGCAGCCGGGGCCGCTGTAGGGCTCGCCAAAGAGCTCTATGACGCCCGCAACCGCGACAAGCACACACCGAGCGCGAAGGACTTCGCTGTGACCGTGGCTGGGGCGGTGGTCGGCTCATACACCGGCCTCATTATCCGCCGCAACTTCGTCGGCTTCCAAACCACCTTCTGAAAGAGCGCCATGTTTGAATACTTAGCAATTTTCTGGACACTTTTTATCATCTTCTCAATCATTCAAGAAAAATGGCATTAAACCGCACCTCATCCAAACACTAACCAAGCATCCACCACAAAGATGCCCATAGAACGCACCAAAAGGCCCTCAGGGGCCTTTTTTTACGTCCCTACGTCCTGACCCCCATCCGAGCAACAAAAAGGCCACGTAGGGCCTTTAAATAATTTTTATAAGAATTGATCTTGGACCTCAGTCTCCGCTACGATTTTTTTTCAATCCCATCTTCTATGTTAGTGCTCATTAACTTAGTAAATCCATCGGTAACGAACCGTCCTACAAAAAGTGGGAACTAAGGGAACTACCT